AAGACATCACCAGTGCTTGGATCTGTACTCTTCAGTATTACATTATTGAAGAGTGTTCCAAAAGCAACAATGTTCTTACGAACAATTTGATTATAAAAATGTGAACCTAACATTAGATACTACCTGTAAAATTACCAAACTCACCAAATGGATTTCCTTCTGACCAATCCACTATATTATCAGCATCGTCTTCAATCGCTCTGTTTTGATCGTAGCTGCTGTTGGAATTATTTAGAGTATCAAAGGATTCTGGAGACCAGAGAGCACCAGAAGTCTGACCCTTAATAACTTCAGCAGTAGTAAACGTACCAGTACGATTTATTACTTGGAGTTCTCTTGTAGAAGCGTCCCAAGACTTGACCTCTGCTCTATTATCCTTGGGTGAATAATCAATAGTGACTGTAGGAGCAGAAGTGTACCCAGACCCACCTGCAGTAATAGTAATAGCAGTAACGAGACCCGCACTAGAGACCGTAGCAGTTCCTGTTGCACCTGTTCCACCTCCACCTGTGAATGTAACTGATGGTGGTAAAGCAGATTTGTAATGCAGACCACCGTCAGTTATAGTAATAGAATCTACTGCATCACCGCTAATAACAGATGTTCCTTTAGCAAGGAACTCATCACCAACAACTTCTTCACCAACAGTGAAGTCTCCTGTGCCACCTGGATCCATGACAAGTTTAATAGCATTGTCAAAGAGTTGTTCAACTGCATCAATCTCTGCAACACCAGTGTCAAAGTCGTCTTGACCAACCTCGTAGATCTCAGCAGTTATAGCATAAAATTGAATCTTACCAAACTGGAAAAATGGTTCTTCCTTACCAACAAATTTAATCTCATAAATGTCTTGTGTAAGTGGGAAGTATAATAAATCTCCCTCATTAGGTCTGCTTTCAACAGTAAGAGTAGGACTATGCTCAGCTACTTCTTCATCCCATCTTCTTGTAGAAACACGAAAAATAATTTCGTCTGTAATTCTTAAACCAAACTTACTAATAAATTCTGCGTTATCTCCAAATCCAGTTACGTTTTGGAGTAACATTTCTATTTGAAATTGTTCTTGATACTTAGAGTATCTAACTTCGTCTAGTGTACTATCCTGTAAAACTATTCTAGGGATGTAATATACATCCGAGCCAAACAATTTAATCTGCTCATCAACAAGATCCTGTACTAGACCTTGTTCACCAGAATGTCCTTGATAATAAGTTGGAAAATAATTACTGGTAGGCATTTTATCCGATCATATCCATTGGTGGAATTGCATATTTAGAGAGTACCTCACCCTCTATCATTCTAATCTCAGATACAGCATCTTCATATATCTGTCTACCATTCAGTGAAACACCACCTGGTAATTGAACATCATTATACTTAATCAAATTCTGCCCCCATTGTTTTTTCATAAGGGAAGTTGCATACAATTTAACAAATCTATCATTGTACATTTCTGTAGCTTCTGTTGGATCTATTAAACGATGTGCTTCTATTAATAAGTTCTGTCCTGTTTGAAGGAAGTCCTTATCAATATCTAAGTACAAACGATCACGACGCTGAGTATATCTAAACTGCTGGAATGAACCATTGTTTAAAACCATATCTAGAGTCTCTAGATATTGCTTAGTCATATAGTAGTTTAAGATATCAAGGGATCCAAATGCATACAAATCATTTAAGAATATTCTATACTCAATACCAAATAAGTTAGAACGAATAGAGTTACCTACCATTCCAAATACCTTACTAATACCAGTTACATGAGCTGGTATTGGTATATAATTCGTTGCTTCTTCCCAACTTGTAGTTACTGCTCCCTCAACTTTAGAGGTAGTTACAGTTGCTGCAAGACGAGTTTTGTCGTCATCAGTCATCTCATGAACAAGATAACAACGCTCCATACCATTATAACAATTCTCCTGAAAGAACTGAAACGTATCGTCAATAACGTTGTTAACTTGTTCATCATCAATGTTTACCTGCAAAACAGGTTCACCAAGATTTCTCTTACAATATGTAATAAGATCTGTTTTAGATGCTGGTACCGCCATTACTCACAATAATCCCTTCCTACCTATTTAGGAATTATTATTCAGTAGGTTCTACACTCGCTGGAGTACCTGGTGCTTCTGCAGGAGGTTGCTCTTCCGTTAGAAGACCTATTGTTTCTAAACCACCTGTTAGTTTAGTCTTATATTCTTTTGCTTTTTCTAAATTCTTTTCTAACTCAAGTATCTGAGTTTCGGTTTTAGCAATTTGCTCTTCAAAATTTTTCTTGAGCTCAGTCGGATCCATAGTCATAATCAAAAATGATGATGTGTATTAATATTTATACGTACTTTACAGCGAAGAAAAATGTGTAGTTTGTAGTGCTGGTATTTGATTGTGGACCCCAGAACATCTCAGGACAACATGAGTCACCAGAGTTTCTATTCTCACAACCATATGATTTTGAACTATCCTGAGTTAAGTAAGGACCACCGTTACCATCTAGTCTTTGGGTACCAATTCTAAATCCCCAACATCCGTCATCCTGAGCAAATCTACTAGTTTGATAATATCCATTACTATTGGGATTTTGGTTATCAGAATAATACGTAGAGGTACCACCACTAACATCTTCTACAGTAGATCCATCTGCATTTAATACGTAACAATATAAATTTCTATCTTGCTGTGGGTACCAGAAACTCTTTAATGGAGTTGGTGAAGTATAATCTCTATAAATGCTACATGCAATTCCTCTGTAATTACTACCATCATATCCAGCAAACAACATATATGGATAACCATCCATAGTTGAGTTAGGCATACCATTAGTTAGTTCTATATTATTACCACTATCCCATTCAGTATATTTAAAATATCCTCTAGATGTAATTGCAGATGATGTACCACTTTGGTTCTCTGCCATTCCATTATAACAAGGAGTTGAAATAAGTACATATCCTTCACCTTCAAATACTGTTCTAATTGAAGAAACATCATTGTAATTATAAGATGATAAGGCAGAATTTAAACTCTCCATTACACTACCAACACCGCCACCACCAGCTAAGTTCCCATCACATTTTGCCCATACATCACTACCATCAAATGAATCAATTCCGTAATATATTTCTAAAGTAACTGTTTCACTATTATATCCAATATAACCAACAGCTGGACTGTTAGGTCTACCACTAGTTGTCCATGTTGGTATAACTAAACTATTTGGAGTATATCCTTGTGGAAAATTAACAGTATTACCACTAATAGAAAATAATGTATTTCCATTTAATGATTGTAATGTATTTGCTCTTACGTATGACATGGTTAATTATATTTTACAGCGAAGAAGAATGTATAATTTGAAGTACCAGTATTTGAATTAGGACCCCAGAACATTTGAGGACAGCAAGTGTCACCAGAGTTTCTATTCTCACAACCATATGAGTTGCTTGAACTATCATTCAAATATCCACCACCGTTACCATCTAGTCTATTATATCCAATACGGAATCCCCATGAACCATCATCAGCAGCGAATCTATTATTTTGGTAATATCCATTACTATTAGGTTGCTGGTTATCAGAATAAATTGTACTAGTATTTCCACCAGTATCTTCTCTGGTAGATCCATCTGCATTTAATACAAAATTATATAGGTTTCTATTTTGGTTGGGGTAGAAGAAACTCCTTAGTGCAGTTGGTGAACTATAATCTCTATACATCATAGCAGCTATACCTCTATAGGTACCTCCATCATATCCAGCAAATATAAAATGTGGATATCCATTTAAAGTGTTATTACTAAACCCATCAGACAATCTTATTTGATTACCACTATCCCATTCATTATATTTAAAATATCCTCTAGATGTAATGTTAGATGATGTACCACTCATTGATTCTGCCATTCCTCCATAACAAGGAGTTGAAACTAAAACATAACCTTGGTTTTCAAATTCTGATCTTACATTACTAACATTACTATAAGAATAATTTGACAAAACACTATTCAAGTTAACCATATCATTGTATGTGTTAACGCCACCTAAAGATACATTAGTGTTATATCTATACCATTTATCTTTATTAGTTTGACTATCCTTTCCAGCATAAAATTCAATTCTTTTTTTATCAATATTATATCCAGCAGTGTTTATAAGTGGGTTTGCAGGTCTTGCAGCATTATCAGCCCATGTTGGTAAAGGAAATCCACCTGGATTATATGAAGCAGGAAACACTGGAGTAACTCCATCAGCTCCCATTTCCATAACAGTTTCATTACTGGTATTAGCTAATCTATTTACCTTAATAGTGCTCATAACTTTTACTTGTCGTAATTATATTTAGGGAGTATTACCAAGATCATTGGCATCCATTAATGTTCCACCAAAAACCGCCCATAAAGGATTGCCTTCAGCATCAACACCTGCGTATACCTCAATAGCATTTGATTTTTTATTATATCCCATACCACCAACGGTTAAACCAGTAGTTGGACGAGAATTAGAATCATCCCAACAATTAAATGCATATGCATTAGGTCCGAAACTTCCATTGAAAGTAATAGAACCTCCAGATCCAAATGTCATAGCATTGGAATTACCTTCGTTTTTGAAGATACTAATATTTAAAGAACTAGTTGTTGACATTTTATTTTAAGTAATAATCCAGTTTGCACCACTTTGGACATGAACTGTGTAACCAGAACCAACAGTGATTGGTCCGATAGATGATCCATTTGTTCCAGATGGTATAGTTACATTCTCATTAATTACAGACAAACTTAGTTTGATTACACCGTAAGAATCTAACCACTGTGCTTGTCCATTTGCCTTCAATGTACCAGTAACATCTATGTTACCTTCAACATCTAAAGCTTCTGTAGGATCGGTATTAGAACTAAAGTTAATACCAACCTTAGATGCTCTATAAATGTCGTTACCATTTGGAGAAGCTGTCCATCTAGAAGTAACGAATGGAGAATTATTCTGGAATATTCCTCCGTTAAAGTTAACGTCACCTGCAATATTTAGTTGATAATTTCTGTTAGTAGTACCATCTTCTGGATCAACACCTGATGTAGCAGTTGTGTTGATAGCAACTCTGTTTGTGCTACCATCAATTGTAAATGCTGGTGTACTGTTCCAAGATGTTCCACCATTGTTAGTAGATGCTTGGATAGTGAATAAATGGTTAGCAACTAACTGGTTACCAACTTGGAAGTTTCTATAACTAGAAGCACCACGGAAGTGAATCTTAGCACCACCATTATCATTAGCATTATCTATATTAAGTGTAGAATTAATTAATGCATCACCATCAACTTCAAGTGTGTAATCTGGTTCACGGTTAATATTAACACCTAACTTTCTAGATGCAATAATATCACCAGTAACTTTTAATAATAATTCTTCACTACTATCAAAGTGGAAGAAAGAACCGTACTCAGATGAAGGAGTAGATGAATCAGCATGTTTGTATATAAGATAACCATACTGACCATAAACTTGTGCTCCACTACCACCACTAGAAACATTATCTGAGAATGTAATTCTTGCACCTTCAGCAGTATTAGTAGCAGATCCAAGGAATAAACCAGTAGTACCACGAATATCCAAACTATAATCTGGTGTAGAACCTGCATTGATACCAACTTTCTCTGCGGAAACATCAACATAGAATGTATCAGTAGCAACTTGAAGATCATCTGATAATGTTACTTTTCCAGTAAATCCAGATGTACCAGAAATACTAAGGTTAGATGATGCACCAGTTAAAGTAAGAGAACCAGTCATGGTATCTCCAGCTTTCAGTACGTTAAGTGATGCAGAACCAGTTAAGTTTGCAGTGATTGTACCAGCAGCAAAGTCACCGTTAGAATCACGAAGAACAGCAGTGCTTGCTACATTAGAAGATTGGAATGTAATATTACCTGCGTTCCAAATTACATTACCGTTAATATTAACAGCATCTGCATCAAGAGCAAGGAAGTTTAAACCACCAGATCCATCTGTTGCATTACCACCAGTTGCAATAATAGCAGCGTTATAATTTGCAGTAAGTTGAGAACTGTTGAAGTATACTCCTGGAGATGATGTAACTCCATCTTTTCTACCAAGTCTAAGGTTAGCAGTTCCACCATCACTTTCAAGTTTAGCTACTTGAATTGTGTTTCCATCTTCAATAGTGAAATCATCAAATTCTTTTCTGTTACTTGCAGTACCAATAGTTACTGCTCCAACAAAGTTACCAGTAGTTAATCTACCAACAATAATTGTATAGTCATTAAAGTTATCTTGAGTATCATCATTAACAACGATGTTATCAATAGCAATAGTACCTGTACCCTGACCAACAGCGTTATAGAGGTTTACATTAGTACCTGGTGTAAATGGAGTTGTATTTAATATCTCTCCAGAAACATAAATGCGATACTTAGGATCTCCATTATATGATTTGATAGTTAAATCATCTCTGAATACTGTAGCACTAATAAATCTAGGTAATCTATTATCAGATAATGTACCATCATTAATATTAAGTGCATTCTGATACCAAGTTCCTTGTTTGTTATCAAGTCTGTCAGCATCCATTCCAGAACCTGCACCATCATTAAGTGATGACCAGACCTTAGCCCATGATCCAAATGATGTAACACCAGTTCCAGAACCACGGATCCACATGTTATCATTATCTGTGAATGCAAGTTGTCTTACACCACCAAATGATGCGTCAAAACTTGTACCACCAGATCTTAAAGTAAGAACCATATTCTTGGTTCCACCATCACTTAATAGGTTAGCGTTATTGTTAATAGTGTTAGAAACAATACCACCAACAAAGTTATCAGGAGATGGGTTAGAAGTTGGGTTGTTAGTACCAGTTGCTAGTCTTAATGTATTACCAGATGCACCAGAAACACTTATATTATAAGTACCTGACATCCTATCTGATGGAATAGTTCCAGAGAATAGGTTGGAAGCATTAGTATAGTATTCACCTTGCTGTCCATCTAACAAGTCAGCATCTAGTCCACTGTCAGCACCAACATTAAGATCAACAGAACCATTACCTGATACACCAATGTTAAACTGAGACTTCTTAAATCTAGCAACACCAATAGTACCATAGAGATCTGAAGATATAGTTAGATCTGATACTCTTTGAACGTCAAGAGCAACGTTTGCATACTGTCTATTAACTGTACTAATCTTAGCAAGTAATACTAATCCAGAACCACCACCAATATCTGTAGGAGGAATAGTTATTGTAAAGTCAGCACTATATCCAGAACCACCATCAGTAACAACAACTTCAGTAACAGATCCACCAGAAACAGTTACGTTAGCTTTTAATCCAGTACCAGCTCCACCAGAAATTGCTTGGTCAAAGTATTGACCATTGGTAAATCCAGTACCACCATTTGAAATAATTACATCATCAACAAAGTTACCTTGAGTGTAAGTTGATTCAAATATAATTGGAGATTCACCACGTTCAAATTCAATAATAGATCCAGATGGAATAGTTTGTGTTACTGGATTATTAAGAGATATACTTGTTGAACCACCAGTAGTTAATACACCAGTGATATTTGTATTTGGTTGAATACCCGAAATAAGATTCTTTACTTCATGACCAATCAAAGCATCTTGTAGTGTAGCGAATACCATTTCGCTTGATCCACTATTACATGCAGAAGTTAACTTAGCAAAGTATCTCCTCTCTGCACCCTTAACAGATTGAACTGCAAGTGCCCAGTTCTGGTCACCTCTTAAGTATGTGAATGAGTTAGCAGCACCACCAGCAGCAAGTCTATCTGTTTCAATTGTACCAGATACAATATCACCAGCAGCAATCTGGTTGGATGATAATGATACCCAGTTATTAGCATCACTAGCAGAAGTATTAACAACTCTAGTAATATCAATATTTACTGCAGGGATGTCACTACTATCAAAGAAATCAGTATCTTCTAATTTAATCTTATTAACAATATCACCATACAATCTACTTTCAATTAAAGCACTACCTTGTGCTTGTGTTCCTGATCCAGCAGGTGCAGCAATGGTGACAGTTGGTTGTGTAGTATATCCTTTACCACCTTTATATCCGTTAAAGACTATAATTTCTAACGCAACAACTTCTCCATTAGCAATTACTGATTGTGCTTTACACTCAACTGATCCAGCTTGTGGTGCACCACCTGTAATAGTAACAGTTGGTGCTGCAGCATAACCAGAACCACCATCACTAATATTAAGTTGATAAACAACACCCTGTCTATATTCTGTAGCCTGTAAACGTCCTTGACTTACACTACCATCAAATATATCTCCAATAGTAAATTGTAATGTTGTGTCTACAAGGAATGCTAAGAATTGACTATCTAAATCATTGTTCAAGATGAACGATGTTGATGTATCTTGTTGGATACAAATATCACCAGCAAGAGCACCTTCCAATGATAATCGTGCTGCTTGATTAGCAACAGTAAAGACTTCAAATGGTCTTAGAGCAGGAATCTGGTCAATAGAAATCTTACCAGAGTCTGTTAATTCAACCAGTGCTCTAGGAACAGCGTTAGTTGAATAAGGCTTGTTTATGTATGGACCTAAGTTATTAGTAATGTAATCTCTAACTGCTTTCTGAGTAGGTAGTTTAGAGTCAGTAGCGTTAGCACCACCCAATGTATTTGAATTATCAAATCCAGTAACAACAACATCACCACCTTTCAATTTCAAGAATTCAACTTCAGAAATTGTAACCGTACCAGTAAAGGTAATAGCACCAGTTCTGTTCTCAATTCTAGCGAATGTACCAACCTTGAAGTCTCCTAGTTCGTCAGTACCAGAAACATAAACACGACCATACTGTTGAGAAACTTGTTCAAATGCTTCTGTCTTAGTACCACCGTTCTCAGGTAGTGCAAGATAGTTTGTACCTGATCCAGCAAATTCCCATGTATGAGATGAGGAGTTAACAATAGATGGTCTGTGTAGATTAATTGTTTCACCAACTAATGTTGATGCAGATACAGCTTGACCTGTAGTATCGTTCTTAACATTAAGAGGATCACCTGTTCCATTATCAAGTGTTAATTGAGCAGAGAAAGGAGGACCAACTGTAACAGCACCAACAGCATCTACAAAGAATTCAATGTCAGCATTAACATTAGAGAATCCATCAATCTTAACAACATAATGCTCTAGTGGTTCTCTACCCAATCCACCAACTGTAAGGATAGTTCTTCCTGTAGGAGTAGAAGAAACATTAGTAATAGTACCTATGTCAAAACTATATGGTTCATCTCTAAATCCAATACCACGAAGAGCGTAGATACCAAAGTTAGTAGCAGAGTTTGTAATAGATGCATAACCACCACTCTCTGCTAAAACACCATCAG